CCTGATCGGCGAGCTAGGCTTGCGCGCACGAACACGCGCGAGGATAATATACAGATTGCACAAATATGGATGAAACGGAGATTGTGATGGGAAAAAGGAAAACACCGGCCACCGCCAGCGAAAAATACCGGATGGAACTGGCGGAGATCGAGCAGGCCGCAAAAGCAGCCAACTGCGACACAAACTTTTTATATCGCTCCACGCTGGACCGGTATGTTACGCAGTTGAACCTTCTGGATCAGGCGCAGAACGACATGAACGAGCGCGGCCTTACCGTTGTAAAGACCACCCCGCGCGGCACAGAAATTGAAGTAGAAAATCCTTCCATTCAGGTCTATAACCAGACTGCCAGCGCAGCCAACTCCACCGTATCAACGCTGCTGCGGGTCGTGCAGACGTTTAAGTTTATGGCGGCGAAGCCCAGCGAGGACGATGAGCTGTAACATCCCCCCGGAGATCTTGGAGTACATTGAGCAGGTGGAGAACAATGCTCCGCGTGCTTGCAAGGAGCAGCACGCCCTTGTTGCACTGATCCGGCGCGTTTTTGCAACTGAAGATATTTATGTAGATACCGAGCGTATGCGGAAATACTTCCGCCTCGCCCGGTATTTTCCTTATGACCGCCTTTTTCCGTGGCAGACCTTTGCGCTGGGGCTTTGGCTGTGCACCTATCGCAAGGATGGGAGCCCCCGGTTCAAGACACTGTTTGCCATGGTTGGGCGCGGCGCTGGCAAGGATGGTGTAATTGCCATTTCTTCGGCGGCGCTGATCAGCCCATACAACCCGGTGCCGCACTACAACGTGGATATCTGCGCCAACAACGAGGAGCAGGCTGTCACCCCCGTGAAGGATATCGTGGAAGCGCTGGAAAACCCGAAGTGGGAAGCCAAACTTTCACGGTTTTACTATCACACAAAAGAGGTGCTGCAGGGGCGCAAGAATCTGGGCGAAGTAAAAGGCCGCACCAATAACCCCAAGGGGCGCGATGGTATGCGTTCCGGCGCGGTCATCTTCAACGAGGTGCATCAGTACCAGAATTACGACAACATCAAAGTGTTTATCACCGGCCAAGGCAAGGTTGCAGAGCCTCGCGTTGGCTTTTTTACGTCCAACGGCGATGTATCGGACGGCCCTTTGGACGATTACCTTGCCAGAGGTCGGCGCATTTTGTTTGAGGGCGAACCGGATGAGGGTTTTTTGCCGTTCATCTGCTGCCTGAACACCAAGGACGAGGTGCACGACCCGGAAAACTGGTGCATGGCAAACCCTTCCCTGCCCTATCTTCCACATCTGATGCAGGAGATCCACGACGAATACCGCGACTGGAAAGAGCGCCCGGAACAGAACGGTGATTTTATTACAAAACGCATGGGCATCCGTGACGGCGCGAAGGAAATCTCGGTCACCGACTACGAAAACGTCAGGGCAACAAACCGCCCCCTGCCGGATATGGCTGGCTGGAGCTGCACTGTGGGCATCGACTACGCCGAAATGGACGACTGGGCGGCGGTAGACTTGCATTTCCGCAAAGGAGACCAGCGCTATGATATCAATCGCGCATGGATCTGTGCTAACAGCAAGACCCTGCCCCGGGTAAAAGCTCCGTGGCGAACGTGGTGCGAAAACGGAGACTGCACCTATGTAGACGATGTGAGCATCTCGCCGTATCTTCTGACAGATTTTATCCGGGAAGCCGGACGAAAATACACCGTAAAAAAAGTGGCGCTTGACCATTTCCGTTACACCATGATGGCAGAAGCGCTGCAAAGTATCGGTTTTGACGCGAAGGATAAAAACCGGGTGAAGCTGGTACGCCCTAGCGATATTATGCAGGTTGACCCAGTGATACAGGATTGCTTTAACCGCAACCTGTTTACTTGGGGCGATGTACCGCATCTGCGCTGGGCGGTCAACAATACCAAGCGCGTGCGCAGCAGCCGAGCTCAGGGTGTGGATACCGGAAACTTCATTTACGCAAAAATTGAGGGCAAAAGCCGAAAAACAGACCCGTTCATGGCGCTGGCGGCAGCCATGACGGTGGAAAGCGATCTGGGCACCGGTCAGGTGCAGCTGCCAAAGATTGGAGCATTTTGCTGGTAACTTGCCGGTAATTTGCCGGAAGGAGAAAAACAATGTCTTTTTCTGAAAAAATCAAACAGTTTTTCGGGTTTTCGCCGCCTGAGCAGAAGATCACCGCACATGATTTTCTGCTGAACGGCGATGACCTGACCTGCGAAATGCTTGGCTACTGGCAGGAGTACCAGCTGCGTGACCTTGCATTTAACTGCTGCGTAAACCTGATTGCAAACGCGATTGCAAACTGTGAGTTTAAGACGTTCGAGCGCGGGCAACCGGTCAAATCGGATTATTACTATCTGCTGAACGTAGAGCCGAACGTCAACGAAAACAGCACGGCTTTCTGGAAAAAAGTGATCTACAAGCTCTATGCAAAAAACGAAACGCTTGTTGTTCCGATTCCGCGCGGTGGGAGCGTTGAGCTTGTGGTAGCAGACAGTTGGACGAAACCGGAATACATCCCCACACAGGAAAATGTATACCGTCAAATACAGGTCGGGCAGCAGTCGTACACCCGCGACCTGAAAGAACGCGAGGTGCTGCACCTTACCCTGAACAGCGATGACGCAAAAAAGGTTGTGGATGCACTGTATGAAAGCTACAAAAAACTGGTGCAGTCCAGCATCAAGAGCAACGTCTGGAACAACGGCCAGCACATGAAGGTGCACGTCACACAGGTTGCAAACGGTCAGGATGATTTTGAAAAAAAGTTTTCTGCCATGCTGGAAAGCAGCTATAAGCCGTTTCTGGAATCCGGCACCGGTATCTTGCCGGAATTTGACGGCTACGAGTTCCAGTTGATGAACAACGGCACCGGCACAAAGGACACGCGGGACATCAAAGCCCTTTTTGATGACATTTTTTCTTTTACCGCGCGCGGGCTGGGCATCCCGCCTGTGCTTGTGCAGGGTGATGTGGCAGGCATCAACGACATAATCACCCACTGGCTGACCACCGGCATTGACCCGCTGGCGGCGCAGATCAGCAAGGAGTTCAGCCGGAAGCTGATTCCCAAGGCGGATTGGCTGCGCGGAGACCGCGTATATGCGGACACCTCCACCATCCAGCACTTTGACATGTTCTCCAACGCGGCGAACATTGAAAAAATCGTTGAGAGCGCCGCATACAGCATCAACGAGCTGCGCGAGGCTACCGGCGGCGCGCCGCTGCCTGATGAATGGGCTAACATCCATTGGATGACCAAAAATATTGCTACCGTGGAGACTGTTGCAAGGGACGCCGCCACGGAAAGCAACCCGAAGGAGAAATAATATGCCGAAACCCTATTTTGATATCCAGCAGTTTGGCGAGCAGACGGATATCTATATCTTTGGCGATATTGTAAGATACGCCGATGAAGCCAGCCAAGAGACCAGCGGGTACAGTTTGGCCCAGCAGCTGAAGAAAATCCCTGATGCAGCCGAGATCAATCTGCACATCGACAGCTTTGGCGGCAACGTTTCCGAAGGATGGGCGATCTACAATGCGCTGCAAAACAGCCGTGCGCGGGTCACGTCCTATGCAGACGGCTTTGTTGCCAGCGCTGCCATTTATCCGTTTCTGGCGGGTCAGGAGCGTATTGCCAGCAATGTGAGCGCCTTCTATTTCCATCCGGCAAGCCAGCTTGCAGCCGGTTACGCCGAAGATCTGCGCAATGCGGCGGATGCACTGGACCAGCTGACCGAAATCGGGCTGGGTGCGTTCACGAATGCCGGCATGGAGGAACAGGCCGCCCGCGACCTTGTAAACAGTAAGGCGTGGTACTCCCCTGCCGCTATGCTGGAAAAAGGTATTGCAACCAGCATCCGCAAAACCGGCGACGCTTCCGGCGTTTCCCAGAGCGTGCGCGGCCTGATCGTGCAGCAGCTCATGGTGCCGCATAAGGATGTGGAGCCGCCCGCTGAACTGCAGCCTGAAGAACCGCCCGCAAAGCTCAGCTTGATGCAGATGCTTTGCAATATCTGAAAATAAGCCGTAAAGCAGCACCTCCTTTGTGGGGGTGCTGCTTTTTAAATACCAAAAAGGAGAAATCAACATGAATCTTTCTGAACTGTACAAGAACAATCAGAAGCTGAACGATCTGCGCCAGAAGCTGCACGATGCTTACAAGAGCAACGACGAGAATGCTGTGACTGACACCTTCCTGCAGATGTTCCAGACCGTGGGCGACATCAACCGCGAGGAGTACCAGCAGCAGCTGGACGGCATGAAGCAGGAGCTGGACAACTCCGTCCTGTACGCCCGCGGCGTGCGCCAGCTGACCAACGACGAGCGCGAGTACTATCAGGCTGTGGAGAAGGCCATGCGCGCCGATAACCCCAAGCAGGCACTGGAGAACGTGACCGTTGTGTTCCCGCAGACCGTTATCAGCCGCGTGATGGACGATCTGGCATCCAAGCACCCGCTGCTGAGCAAGATCCAGTTTACCCCCACCGGCGGCGCGATCCGCATGATGCTGAACACCGACGGCATCCACAAGGCCAAGTGGGGCAAGCTGTGCGCCAAAATCGTGGAGGAGCTGACCTCCGGCTTCAAGGAAGTGGACGCAGGCCTGTACAAGCTTTCTGCGTTTATCCCTGTTTGTAAGGCACAGCTGGATCTGGGCCCTGAGTGGCTGGATCGCTACATCCGCGCTATTCTGGCTGAGGCTCTGGCGAACGGTCTGGAAGATGGCATCGTCATGGGTGACGGCAACGATCAGCCCATTGGCATGGTGCGTGATGTGAGTGATGACGTTGCGGTGATCGGCGGCAAGACCTACCCGGAGAAGGCAAAGGTCAAGGTCAGCGACTTTGAGCCTGCTACGATGGGCAATCTGATCTCTATGCTGGGCAAGACTGCCAACGGCAAGGATCGTGACCCGGATGATCTGATCCTGCTGGTCAACCCGCAGGATTACTACCTGCGCGTGATGCCCGCAACCACCGTGCGTGCCCCGGATGGCACCTACCGCAACGACATTTTCCCTGTTCCCCTGTCCGTCATCAAGACTGCTGCGCTGCCGCGCGGTCAGGCGGTATTCGGCATCGGTCACCTGTACTTTGCGCCGGTCGGCATGAACAAGAACGGCCGCATCGAGTACAGCGATGATTACCATTTCCTCGAGGACGAGCGTGTTTACCTGATCAAGCTGTACGCCAACGGCTTCCCGGTGGATAACAACGCCTTCCTGAATCTGGACATTTCCGGCCTGCAGCCCATGACCTACCGCGTGACTACCGTTCCCGCTCCTGCCGCATCCACTGATGCAACTCTGAGCGCCCTGAAGCTGGGCAGCCTGAACCTGACCCCGGGCTTTACCGCTAATGGCGTGACCTATACGGCTACCACCTCTGCGGCCTCCAACACCATCACCGCGACCCCCGCCAACGCCGGCGCTAAGGTCAAGGTGGAAGTGGGCGGCAAAGAGATCGAGAACGGCAAGCCTGCGACCTGGAGCGATGGCAGCAACACTGTGACCATTACCGTGACCGCAGCAGACGGCGAGACCGTTAAGACCTACACCGTCACGGTAACTAAGTCCTGACCATGACCAGCAAGTGGGACGAGCAGCGGGAAACGCTGCTGCCGGATGTCAAAAACTATCTTGATATCACATGGGCAGATGATGCTTTGGATAAAAAGATCTGGGACATCATCGTGACCGGTATGCTCTATCTAGACAGTAAGATCGGCACAGCGCAGGACTACACGCAGCCCGGGCTTGCCCGTGCGCTGCTGATGGACTATGTGCGCTACACCCGCGACGGCGCAGCAGATATTTTTGAGCACAATTATCTGCACCTGCTGCTTGCGGCGAGAAACGAAAGGCTGGTGACTGACTTTGCAGAGAACACGCAAAAGCCCGACCCGCCCTGACACGGAGATAAGCCAGACCTTCAATAGCGGGGCCGTGCAGATATTTTCCACCCGGGACGCTGCACCGGTCGGGCACTCCCCTATCGTGGAGTGCACGGCAAAGTGCACCCTGCGGTACGAGGAGCAGCGCCTTGGCATCAATCGGCTGTATCTGAGCCGCCAGAATCAGGCGGAGGTTGTCCGGGTAATCCGCGTGCCGGCACCGCAGAGCATCGCCATTTCCAGCCAAGACGAAGCACAGACCGAGGACGGCAGACGCTACCACATCGACACGGTGCAGGCTGTCCGCAGCTGGCCGCCTGCGCTGGATCTGGCGCTGCGTGCCGTGGAGCATGATTTTGACAACAGTTTGCAGGAGGGCACAGAGAATGACATGGTATGAGTGCATTATTGCTGCCCACACAGCTGTTACAGACCGTGTAAGCCACGGTGGGCGGATGAAGTCCAAGCGGTATTTTGTCTGGCAGGAAGAAGCGCCGGACGACCTTATTGCGGACGGAAAACACATCGAACGCGCCATGATCGGCACAACAGACCTGTTTACCTCGATGGAGTTCGACCCTTGGTGCGATGCGCTGGAAAAAGCGTTTGACGCTTCCGAGCATATCACATGGGAAAGGCTTCAGCCCATGTATGAAGCGGATACAAAAATCTGGCATTACCGCTGGAGGTGGGAGGTGTTCGGCTGTGGCTAGAATCGAAGCAAAAGGGCTGGATGCTTACATGAAAAAGCTTCAGAACCTGAACCAGAACACCGATGATGTATGCAAAGCGGGCGTTTATGCCGGCGCAAAAATCATGGGTGACAAAATCAAAGCCGCCGTTGACACAATTCCGATTCATAGCCTGCCATCCGGGCAAGAGCAGTATTATGCCCATCCCGATGGTCCGCCTATGAACGGATTGAGCCAGCAGCAAGCTGATGACCTAAAAAATGGGTTCGGCATAGCAAAATTCAGCCATGAAAACTATGCGTGGAACACAAAGCTTGGCTTCAACGGATACAACAGCATCCAGACCAAAGGACATCCGAAAGGTCAGCCAAATGCGCTGATTGCGCGCTGCGTAGAAGGCGGCACAAGCGTGTGGGTTGCAACTCCGTTTGTTGCTCCATCCGTCCGAAAAGGACGAAAGGAAACGGAGGCAGCCATGGAGCAGGCTGTTGAAAAAAAAATAAAAGAAACGATCGATAAATAACCCGCGCAGGGTGTCCACAGTGGACACCCTGCTTTTTTGTATGAAAGGAGAAAACACATGGTAACTACTGGTTTTTCCAATGTGCATATTGCTACTTACGCTTCCGATGGCGGCGTTGTGTCCTACAGCGGCGTGCGCAAGCTGGGGCGCTCGGTGAGCATGAGCACCGATATTTCCACCAGTGATGACAACAAGTTTTATGCCGATGACCGGCTGGCGGAAACCGAGACCGGCTCTGCGTTTACGGACGGCAGCGGCACCTGCACGGTGGATGGCCTGACGGCGGAGGAAGAGGCTTTTATCATGGGCCTGAAAGCCGGCAACTCCGTAACGCCGGACGAGGGCACCGCAGTGGAGACCTACGAGTACGGCGCATCTATGGAGCCGCCTTATCTGGGACTGGGCGCAGTCAAGAAGGTGCAGAAGGACGGCAAGAGTATGTGGAAGGCAATCGTCCTGTGCAAGATCCGCTTCAAAGTGCCCAAGGACGATGCCGAGACGCAGGGCGAGCAGATCGACTGGCAGACCCAGGATCTGGACTTCAGCATCATGCGTGACGACAGCGCCATGAACCGGTGGAAGATCATCCCCAAGAAGGAGTTTGACACCGAGGCAGCGGCGGTTGCGTTCATCAAGAAGGCACTGGGAGGTGCAGCATGATCGAGGACAAGTACATCGTATTCGCGCACGTCAAGGGCAATGAGTACCCGATGTGCATGACCATCAAGGCGCTTTCTGTGCTGGAGGGCACCTACGGCTCGGTGGACAATATTTTTGGCGTTGCCAAGGAAGCCACAAAAACCGGCCGCGTTGCCGACCTTGCAAAGGCGGCACTGACCATTGCGCCCGTGCTTGCGGATGCAGGCCGGGACTATGTGCGGGAGATGGCGGCAGAATCCAACGATAAGGAGTTTCAAGACATGGCGCAGAGCCTGCCGGACTTCCCTGCTGCTGCGGAGCTGGAAAAGAGCATGACGTGGGCAGAATGCCGCGCACTGTGGAACGACTGCGTTACCGCAATTGCGCGCGGATCCGGCCGCGAGGTGGAAGCTGAACCGGACAACAGCGCAAAAAACGCGGAAAGCGCCATGTGATACAGCTTAACAGAACGTGGTTCTTGTTTTACGGCAGAAAACTGGGCATGAATGAGCATCAGGTAAATTCGTGCCCGGTTGGCCGTATGCTGGATTATATGGCGTGTATGCAGATAGAAAACGGCGCAAACCAGAAGCTCTACGCCACCATGGACGATCTGGAAAAAATACGGTAAGGAGGTGAGAACGCATGGCAAAAACGGACATTGGCCCCAAAATAAGCGTTGAGGGCGAAAAAGAATACCGGCAGCAGATGCAAAACATCATTGCCCGGCAGAAAGAGTATGCCGCTGAGCTGAAGTATACCACGGCGTCTATGGACGAGAACACCTCCGCAGAACAGCGCGCTTCTTCGGTGGCGGCGGTGCTGCGCAAACAGATCGCTGCGCAGACGGATGCTATGAATGCCCAGAAGAGTATGCTACTGCAGGCCACTGAAAAATATGGCAGCGCAAGCACACAGGCATCGGCTTACCGGACTGCGGTCTATAAGACGAATGCGGAGTTGGAAACCTTAAAAAGCCGCCTGCGCGATGCCGAAAACGGCCTTGGGGAGTTCGCGTCTAAAGCAGATGACGCAAAAGGAAGCTTGGACGGCCTTACAAACACAGATGCCGGAAGCGGTATGTTTGACGGGCTGCAATCGGCAGTCACAAAGGGAAGCATTGCAGCCAACCTCTTCAGCAAGGTCTCAAGCACGATAATTGCAGCCGGAAAGCAGGTCGTGTCGACTGGCGTGCAATACAATGCTCAGCTGGAACAGTATCAGAAAGCACTGACCAATATGCTGGGCAGCGAAGCAGAAGCCGTTGCTCTTTTGGATGAGATCAAGCAGGACGCTGCCAAAACACCGTTTGATACTGCCGGTCTGGGAAAAGCAAACGAATTGCTTATTTCTACCGGCATAGATGCCGAAAGTTCCCGCAGGACCATTCTTGCATTGGGTGATGCAGTTTCTGCTACCGGCGGCGGCAATGAAGAGTTGAGCCGCATGGCGCAAAACCTGCAGCAGATCCAGAACGCGGGCAAGGCGACCAGCGCGGATATCAAGCAGTTTGCTTATGCCGGCATTGATGTGTACGGCATTCTTGCGGACTACACCGGAAAAAGCGCCGAAGAAGTGCAAAAAATGACGGTCACCTATGACCTGTTGTCCAATGCACTGATTTCGGCAGCTGATGAAGGCGGCCGCTATTTTAACTCCATGAATACCCAAAGCGAAACGCTGAATGGTAAGTGGAGCACTCTAAAAGATAATGCCACACAGCTTGCCGGGCTTATGACAGGCGATCTGACCGACGGAGTAAAAACCGTGATCGGGCACATGAATGACCTTACTGTTGCCGCGTCAGAAGCGTATGACACAGGTGGATGGTTTGGTCTGGCAGATGCAATTGCCTCTAACATCCCGATAGTCTCGGAACTTAAAACCGGATTTGAGAATGCTACAACTGCCGCAATCAATTTTTTAGATCGCGCCAGTTATGCGTTGAACAAAGGCCTTGGCAAAGATGCTTACGCCGGATACAACAGCTACGAGGATTACCAAAAAGACCAGAAGAAAAAATCAAGCCAAACTGAAGAGGCTCGGCGAAAAGCGAGAGAAGAACGCGGAAGAAAACATGCAGAACGCGTTCGGCAGGCACAAGCACAAGCCGCATCGAATTATATTGTCCCTACTTACAACGGTTCCGGCAGTAGTGATAGAAACGGCGGCAGCGGCGGCTCTGGCGGCAAAAGGACTACCACAAAAACCGCTCAGGACACCAAAAAGCTGGCAAAATCCGTTACCAACACCTCCAAGCAGCTGTTGCAAGGCACAGAAAATATTGTGGGCGCGATCAGCCGCACCGTGGAAACGGCAGACAACACCTACAATGTCTATGATGGCACGACCAAGAAGCTGAAGGGCACCACGACCCAAACTGTCCAGACCATTACGGACAGCTGGACGGAAATGGTGAACGGCGTTGAAACGCAGTTCAAGCGGGTACAGACCCTGACGGACGGCGTTGTGACCTCTGAAAAGGTGACAAGCTCCATTGCAGATGAGGTTGCTAAAAAGTCCGTCCATACCCGTGCGGAGACCCTGACGGCGGCGCAGGCAGAGATAGACGAAGCTATTGGCTACGTCAGCCGGACTGCCCAGACCTCTACCGAAACCAAGAAAGTGCTTAACGCTGAGACCGGCGAGCTGGAAGATACTGTTGTATCTGCCACAAAGGTAGTTACAGACTGCTATAAGCGCATCGTGGAAGGTCAGGAACAGACCGTAGAGCGCACCACCACTTACACCAACGGCATTGTAACGGATGTCAACGAAAAGGTTACCGACCTGAACACCAGCATCAAATACACAGAGGGCGCTCTGGGCGGCTTCTCTAAGTTTGTGCTGGATCTGGATTCTAAGCTGGGCGGGCTGGAAAAGGTTGCAAGCAACCTGACAAAAAGCCCTCTGGGGCAATGGTTCAGCGATCTTGCGCAGGGCTACCGTGCAAGCGATAGCTTTTGGGAGAATATCGACGTTCCGGGAACGCTTATCAGTGGCCTGACCGGTGCTGCACAGGGCTTTCAACTGACCGGAAACTGGGCGGGAGCGCTTGCCGGTGGAATATTTGGCATCGCGGGAAAATTGCTCGGCACGTCCATCAGCACCGAAGCCGGAAGCTGGGGCGCTGACCTTGTAACCGGCCTTGCAAAGGGCATTCTGGGCGGTGGCGGTATTATCACAAAGGCAGTCTCGTGGATCGGCGGCATTATAAAAGGATTTTTGCATTTTTCGCGGCCGGACGAAGGGCCTTTGCGGGAATACGAGAAGTGGATGCCTGATATGATCCAAGGCATGGCGGATGGCATCCGCGACAACGCTTACCTGCTGCAGGAGGCTGCCGCAGACCTTGGCGGAAAGCTGAAAATGCAATTGCAGTATGATGTGGGCAGCGCAAACGGCTTTGCGCAGGTAGCTACCAACTCCCGCACGGTGCGCATGGGCGGTATTACCTTCAACGTGTATCCGTCTGCGGACATGGACGAGGAACGCTTTGCCCAGTACACCATTACACGACTTACACAGATGATCAACGAGGAGGCTGCAGCCAGTGGAGAAGTACCTGTATTTTAACGGGCACAGCAGCACCGAGTACTGCTGCCATATCGAACACAAACCCAGCATCCCGACCCCGAACCGCAAGTATGAGGAGTACGAGGTTGCAGGCCGAAACGGCAAGCTGCACGCGGATCAGGGGCAGTACGAAAATATCACGGTGTCGTATCAGCTGTATTTCCACGGCAGAAACCCTACCCCGGAGCAGCTGCGCGGCATCAAGGCGTGGCTATGCGGTACGCCGGGTGCCTATCCCCTATCGGACGGATACGACCCGGAGTACTTTTACCTTGCCATTGCGAAAATGGGCGATACCAGCAATATTCTGGACAAATACGGCCGATTTACGGTGGAGTTTGACTGTGATCCGCGGCATTTTTTGTGGTCCGGGCGGGAGCTGCAGGAGATGACGAACGGTCAGGCGCTGCTGAACCCACTGGATCAGGTGTCACTCCCCTATTTTGAGGTGACCGGAAACGGACAAGAGGGCGAACTGCTGGTGAACGGAAAAGCATTCGGCATGAAGCCGCCCGCCGATAAAACCGTGTGCTGCGATGCAGAAATATGGAACGCATGGCTGGAGGACGGCACCAATGCAAACCCGGTGACCGGCGGCATCTGGCCGGAACTGGCTGCCGGCGAAAACCTTATCCAGTGGAGCGGCGGTATCCAGACCGTGAAGATCATGCCAAGGTGGTGGACGTTATGAAACCTGTTTTACATGATGAAAATGTGACTACCGTGGGCAATTTTGGATATGGTACGCTTTCGGATGCGCTGGAATGCACTGTTAGCTGCGAGGAAAACGGAACGTATGACCTGACCTTACAGTACCCGGTGACCGGCATTCACGCGGAAAAGCTTTTGGAGCGGCGTATCATCAGCGCACGGCCTTCCAGCTACGAAACCCGGCAGCTTTTCCGCATTTATCGCATCAATCGCCCTATGAATGGACGGTTTCAGGTGTCTGCGCACCATATCTCGTATGACCTCGGCAACTGCATCGTGAAGCCGTTTAGCGCAAAATCTCTCAGGGAGACCATACAGAAGCTGAATGCAAACATTGTGGGAGACTGTAAGTTTGAGATCTCTGCGGATTACGACAATGATAAAGAGTTTTCGGTCACAAAACCGGTGACTGTGCGCGCTGCGATGCTCTCCAACGGCGGAAGCAGCATTGCAGACACCTACCTTGGCTACTGGGAGTTTGACGGCTTAAAGTGCACGCTGCGGCTGAAAGAAGAGGTAAACCGGGGCGCAGTCATTGCATACGGTCTGAATCTGGTGGACGTCACGCAGGAAAAAAACATCGACAACGTATACACCCACGTCTATCCGTACTGGACAAATGCACAAAAGGGTAAGTTTTACGCGCTGGACCCCATAAAAGCGTCTAATATCGAGGGATACCAGAAGATCTACCCGCTGGACCTGACCAGCTACTTCCAGAAAGCACCCTCTGATGCCAGTATGCGGAAAGCTACCACTGAATTTTTGTCTAAAAACCAGATCGGGAAAATAGAGCCGAGCTTGACCGTAAGCTATGTGCAGCTGGAAAAGACCGTAGAGTACAAAGACCAGAAGAACAAGGTCATTCTGCGCGGCGATACGGTAGAGGTGCGTTATTTGCGCCTTGGCGTGAATGTGCTGGCCAGAGTGACAAAGACCGATTATGACGTTGTTCACGACCGGTACGCCTCGATCTATGTAGGCAAGGCAAGCGAAAAGCTTGCAAGAACTACCGTGAAAGACCGCAACCGCATGAGCACCACGAACGACCGCGCTGTTGATGCAAGCCGTGTGGCCACAGACTACATTGGCGAAACGGACGATGGCGGCATCCAGTTCGGGCCCGGAAGCTTTAATTACACGATAAACGAAAAAGGACTGGAGTTTCACGGAATAAAAAATCTGGAACCCATTCGCGTCTGGCAAAACGAAGCAACAAAAGAGCCTCTCAAAAGTTTAGAGGAACAAACGATATCTGTTGACCTTACCGGTTACTCCGCTATCCTGATCACTTACGAAAGCACAAAAGGCACTACATGGTTTGCGGGCGGCGGCAGCGGCGGCAGAGTATCCAGCATAATACCGGTAAACGGAAAGACCCACACGCTTATGTATGCGTGGAACACACCACACTTTCGGAACATCACAGTTTATCAGGACAGCATTGAGTTTGGTCCTGGGAAAGAGCGAACATCCAAATATAGTCCGCTCACTGGTACTATTTGGACTAACATAGATCTGGAGACGCCAACGTTTGATGGATGGGCCACCAACAACGCCGTTTGTGTACCGCAAGAGCTTTTTGGTTTTTTGTAAGGAGGGTTATTGTGAAAAAAGATGGTTATTTATACCAGTGCACCGTGTGCCCGGATGGGCGCATCAAAAACGGTGGCTGGACGCTAAAAAGCGTCATCCCCAAAACGCTGCCGCCGGATCAGCTGCTTTTTGAGGATTTTCCGGCCAACAGCAACGGCGGCAATGACTATATCTGGGACGGGCAGAATTTAACTTTTGACCCGTTGCCGGAGGAAAGCGAGGAAGCAAATGCAGAAAATCAGGATTGATTTTGATAATCCCGGTCTGCCGCAGCACATCAGTGCGGTGGAGAACGACAGCCAGAGCCGTTTTTTTCAGGCGACGCTGTACGAAAACGGCAAGGCGTACACTGCGCCTGAAGGAGCCACTTACAGCATCATGTACCACGGCTTTGGCCCCCAGAATCAGGGCTGGTACGATACCATCAACGACGGTGCAGGCAAGCGGGCAGCTTGTGCCGTGTCCGGCAACGTGGTCACCTGCGAGATTGCACGTCAGGCACTGCAGGTGCCGGGCCATGTGAGCATTGTGCTCTGCGTGACGACCGGAAAAGGCTATATGCTCAAGAGCTGGCCTATCGAGTGCGACTGCAAAAACGACCGCTATGACAGCACCGTGGAGATCCAGAGCTTTTTCTATGTTACACAGATCTCTAACGAATCGTGGACGCAGGCGATCCAAGCGTTGGAAGAGTTTAAAAACACGATCGACCCCACCCTCTCCATCTCCGGCAAGGCTGCGGATGCAAAAGCGACTGGAGATGCGGTTGGTGCGCTAAAGGAAGATTTAGAAGACATAGGAATATATAAGAAAGAAGATCTGCCGGCATATATGGGAGGAATTGCCGTAAATAAAGGATTATATGTCGCGGGAATAGAATATATAGATGTTAAAAACAGATTGAGAACAATCAATAAAATTACTTCTTGTGCAGAAGCTTTTCTGCTTAAAGCTGGTAAAAAATACCTTGTAACCGTTAAGGATGGATACGTGTATGCTTTGCAGCTTTTTGACTCAATCGGTGGAGTGGCATTGCTCGACTTTAAATATAGAAGTGATGACTATAAGATTGAATACGACAGGGACGTTTATGCAGCATTTATGCTAAAAAAAATAGATGAATCGGATATGAACGTTTCTGAAATGAGCAATGTATCATTGATACAATACGACAATATTGGTGAGCAATTAAACGTGGCTAATAAACGAGAAACAATTGCTCTTCCGTTTGATGAAGATAAAATTAAAGCAACTATTTACAAGGATAACAATGGATATTATACGGATTTTAATGTAAAAAATTGCTTCATAAACAAGAAAGACGGAATAAATGTGTTTTTGTCTCCCGATGGAGATGATGAAAATGATGGATTAAGTATAAGGACGCCTAAAAAAACTATAGCAGGGGCTTTGTCTGTTAAAAACATTCAAACACTATTGATGGCTGAGGGTGTCTATAAATCCGGTGAGAATTTTATAGCTGGTGAAGAAATTGAAAAAAGTATTAACATAATTGGACTTGGGAATGTTGTAATTGACAATGGAATAGGCGAAAAGAATGCTCCGATTTGCATAAAAAACTCTTGCTATATTGAATCTCTTCAGTTTTTACATGGATATAATACTTTGAAAGCGGTACTTTCCGAAAACAAAGTAATTGCGCTTTTTAAATGTATATTTTCTGGTTCTGACATGGCAGAAAATTCAAATGGGCTAAGTATTTTGGGCGGAACTTCCTATGTAATTGGTTGTAAGGCATATAATAATGCGTTTGATGGACTAAATTATCATGCCAACAACAATATTGTAAATCATACTCTTGAAGTAAATTGCGAATCGTATAATAATGGTTCTCTATACCTAACATCAGATGCCGGGCAATCTTCTAACGCTACCACATCACATGATGGTTCTTACATTGTTCGGCTCAATGGGAAATATTATGCTTGCCACGGTGGAGTTGTTGCAGATAAGGATTGTAAATCTGCTAATTATGGATGTTCGAGCGGCATCTCTACTATTACAGACGCTAATTACCCAGACAGAATGTCAAATTATTGGACAAGTAATTCCGAAATGTATTTGTATAATTGCGAAAGTTATGGAAGCAAATATGATACAGCAGTCATTCGAGGGGGGATCATAACAAGCGATACAGAATATCCATCAAAATATACAGGTTAATTAACTAAAGAGGGCTTTATCTTACCAAAAACCGAAAGGACGTGACCACATGAACCTCCTGACTTTCTTCTCCCGTCTCTTCGCCGCCCTTGCCCACGCAAAGGAAGCGGCAGACGTCTCCGGCGCACCGGATGGCGAGTACCGCATTTACAACGACAAGAAAAGCATTTATGACGTGTCCACCGTGGACACCCAGAGTGCTGCTCCTCCCGGCTGGGAGGGCGCACCACCCTACCGATACATTGACGTGAGCCGGTATCAGGGCAAAATCACCCTCGACGGCTGGCGCAAAATTAAGGCGGCGGGCTACAAGGGGGCCATGCTCAAGACGGTATCCACCAACAGCAAGCTGAGCAAACGCAAGGACGGGCTGTACGTCGACCCGACATTTGAGACCAATTACCGCAACGCACGGGCTGCCGGGCTGGACGTGGGTGTCTACTACTACACCTACGCCACCAGCGAGGCGATGGCCGATGCAGAGCTTGCCCTTGTGCGGCAGGCGGTCTACGGCAAGGAGCTTACCATGCCCCTCGCGGTGGACGTAGAGGAAAACAAGCTCAAGCCCATGAGCACCCTCGACCTCACCAACCTCACCGCCTATGCGCTGGAGCAGGTGGAGAAAATGGGCTTTTACGCCCAGCTGTACACCTACACGGGTTACAGCTATGAGTTGGACATGCAGCGCTTGGCAGGCCGCTGGGACGTCTGGCTTGCCGACTACACGGGCAAGACGCCCAAAGTGGATTACATCTACCACGCCCACCAGCACACTAGCAAGGGCTCTGTGCCGGGCATTACGGGAAATGTAGACCTCAACGCCACCACCCGCAACTACCCGAAAATCATCCGCAAGAAGGGCCTGACCCGTCTCCGGGAGGGCGCATGAGCGAAGCAATCATTGTGGCGATCATCACCGGCGGTCTGAGCCTGATCGGCGTGATCGTCTCTAACAACCACACCGCCCAGAGCATGGACGCCAAGCTGGACAAGCAGCAGGCTGTGACCGAAACCAAGCTGGAAGAACTGACCCGCGAAGTCCGGGAGCACAACAACTTTGCCAAGCGCATACCAGTGCTGGAAGAACAAATCAAGGTGGCAAACCACCGCATCGAAGATCTCGAAAAAGAGAGAGGAGAGTAACACATGGAAACCATTCTTAACACCATTCTCACCCCGTTGCCCGCGTGGCTGGCGCTTGTGCTCATTGTTGTGGGCGCTGTGTCACTTGCACTGGGGCTTATCCGTCTGGGCTACGGCGCAGCAGTCAAGACGCTTGTGCTTGACCTCATCGACCAAGCAGAGCGTGAGATTCAGGGTACCAAGCGCGGCGCAGAGCGTAAGTCATGGTGCGTCAAGATGCTGCGCACCTACCTGAACAACAGCCGGTGGGGCAAGCTGGTAAGCTGGGCTATCACCGAAGAGACCATGAGCAAGGTAATTCAGTTTTTCTTTGACCGCATGAAAGCGGCACTGCAAAAGCAGTAAGGAGGATATCATGGCAAGCACTACATACGACCATTTTGCCGGTGATGGCAAAATGTACGCCGCACAAGAGCAATTTCGGCACGTCACGAAAACATACCATCTCGGTAATGTCACCGTAATGGTGCGCAACGCCGGACAGCTTCCGCAGCCCTTCTGGCTCGGTGCTGCCCGTGGCGGCGGCTCGTGTAGTGCTGCCCGCTGCGCTACAAGGACTTGACCGACAGCAGATGACCGCCGCCATCAAAAACGCACCGCTTGGGAGGGTAGACCGTAAGATAGCCTTACTGCGGTACGTTGAGCGGCTCCCGCTGCCGGACATTGCAGCACAGACACATTACAGTCGGACAGCGATAGGATACCGACTAAAAAGCATTGAAAAAATGCTGGATGTGTGATATATTAATCATGAGCATCGAATTAGTTTTGGGCTTCTGCTCTTACAATTCAAAAGCGGCAGGCTTTCGGGTCTGCCGCTTTTCTTTTTGTGCGGATTGTGGTATAATTATCTCAACAAATCCTCCCGGCCTCTCGAAGAAGCGCATTAGGGTGGATATTTGAAAGGCTGCGGCCTATGTAGAGAGCGGCATTGCCTGTGGGCAGTTCCGCTCTTGATTTTAGACTTTGCCGTTTTGGCAGCACAAAACCCCCGGTGTTCCATTTGGAACATCGGGGGTTTCTTTATGCGGCAATATGCACAGCCAAAACCGCATCGTGCAGCATTGCTCGTGCATCAATGCCATATACTCCGGAAATGGAATCAAGACTGTTCTCGCTCCACTCCCAATCAATGGCAGCATCGTCCATGCTACCGTAACAGCCGCCCCAGTTGCGGCCATCGGTGCTGGTTACATCCCAGAAAACGCGGGTGCCAAAATCGCCGCAAGACAAATCGTCCACGGTGACGGTGAGGTAATCCCCGTTTTCGAGGGCAACCATGATGCCCCCGGATGGCTGGGAATACCCGCCGCCATTGTTGGCGGTGTTAGGGTCTGCTGCTGGGTTGCACTCACAACCCCAAAAACTAACCATATAAGCATCCATGACAAATTCTCCTTTCTTTAAGGGTTTTCTTCCCTTATTATACCACAGCCCACGGATTTCATCTGGTTAAGGTTATAGCAGATTATAATGCTCCGCCAGCAAAAAGCGGACGTATGTGGGGCACGCACGCTTTTCACCGCACCAGTCCTGCACAGTGCGCAGTGGGACGCTCACCTGCTTTGCAAAAGCGGTCTGCGACAGACCAGTGCGGGCTAACAGCTCTCGCATAGACAGATGCGCCACGTCCCAGATGGTGGACAATCTTGCCTTCTCGGCATCCAGATCCACGCACCCGTCGGCATCGTCCGGGATGCTGAGAGTGACATTGCTGAGGAATGCTGCCCGGGATGTTTTCGGGTCGGTTGCCATATTAAAAAGTTCAGCTGTGTACATTGCTTTTCTCCTTCTTAGATTTCCTCAGTCGATGTTCGCGCATCGGCTGGGGACTTTTTTACTCCATATCTTCCAGAGCTTCAAGATACTTCGGGTAAAGTTCTTCCACGACGGCCTGTCTCTCAACGTCGTCCAGATTGCCGTTCATGAGTGCCTCGCCCTCTTCATCGGAGAGTTCGATGCTGGTAGTGACCATCAGGTCGCGAGCGTCCAGATGAGAGGTCTTGACGTCGCCATCATCGGTGAGGTGCGCGTAGATCATCCAAACGCCGTTGTCGTACTCAATTTCGGTACCGGTGGCCATAACCTTGGTTGCAAACTCGTCAGCAGTGAGCTTTTTCATAATTGTTATCTCCATGTCTCCATGTCTCCATGTGTTTGTGCGGGGCCTTTCACTGTCTTTATTATACACGCATTGCGTGTAATTGTCAAGACTTTTTGAAAATTTTATACGCGTTGCGTGCAAATGTTTGAGCGCTCATACGACCCTGTGCCGTGTGGGCGCTTTTCTTTTTTTGTCCTTCGTTGTACCTTCGTTGTCTCTTGTTTTCTGCCGATGCAGTACACTGGATGCACAAGGAGGGATGTTTTATGAGCTATTACCAGATACCCGGAACGCCCTACGTTCCGCAGCAGCCTGTCAATCCTTACGGCGGCATGGGCACGGTAGGCCTTGCCACTTCCCTGCCGAACCCGCAGATGCAGCAGACGCAACCGCAGCGTCCGCAGCCGATGAATGGGCAGCAGCCTGTTCAGCAGTCGGCACAAGATGGCGGCTGGTTGCTCGGCAGACCTGTTTCCAGCAGAGAGGAGTTTCTGGCAATACCATCTGATTTGTACGGAAGATGGACGTATTGCCCGGATTTGCGTAGTGGGGTCATCTACTGCAAACGTCTGAACCCAAACACTTGCGAATCTGACGTGTTAGAGTTTTACAGCCCGGAAGCATGGAGACAGATGCAGGCGCAACAGGCACAGCAGCCCACGAACCACTGCATCATCATGGGAAAGGAGATCGCGTTAATTCCCTGCTCCCACTTGATTATGCTTTGTCGGCTTACGCCCATTCGTTTCGCAAGTGTGGCTTGGCTGATTCCGGCCTCTGCCCTTGCTTTTTCCAATGTTTCCGCAACACGCAAAACCCAATCATCCATTCCCAAACATCCCCTTTTTTTCGACAATTTCACAAAATTCGACTGATTTCCCGTCTTTTTTGGTTTACCATAAACTTCCAAAATTTGATGTCGAATCTGTTCCTTTTTCCGTGTTATAACATAATTGTCAAAAAAATCCAGAAGGAGTGAAAAAATAATGGATAACATCAAGGCTCTGAACGAAATCCCGGAAGATATGGTAATCATTGACGGTATGCCGGCATCCAAACCGCAGAACGCTGATGGAAGCCGAAAACCGTGGGAGGGCTAAGTTATGACCAACACAAAAACCAAGGAAGCTATGCTCTACGCCTACGCACAGAACGACGTGCGCAAGCTTGTCTATCATCTCTCGCAGGCCGGGTCTGATGGGTCTGCCTATGATGCCGCCTACCAGATTCTGAAGGCTGCCGTTAAGGATCACGACGCCGGCCACGACCCCGGTGCACGGTATCGCAATATCAATGGGCGCATCGTTGCAGTGTCGGAAGTGTCCCCCTGCCCGTGTGATCAGGAGCATTAACTGAGCCGTTAATCTTTGTCGGCCGGGCATTTAAGGTGTCCACTGTGGACACCTTTATTTTTTATTAAGCTTTTCATATATCCGTTCCACGCCAAAACGATACCGGCAATCAATACGAGAGATTCAAAAATTTACTTCCCTGCTTATGCGCTTCTACTTTTTCAAGCGCTCTTGCACGCACAGACGGAGAAGCATTCAGCATTGCATCATACGCTTGCAACGTTCCTGAAATATTTTTTATATCTCTGTTCGAAAAAGAGCTTAACTTCCAATCCGACTGCATACTGTCGCCTTTAAATCTGACAACTGCATTTTTTGCGGTCACTGCTTTTCTTAGCATTTCAATTTCGACCGGATCCGCAACGTCGTCAGCCAATTCCCATGTGTTAACATTGCCACTTAAGACCTGAGTAACCGTTCTTCTTTCGATTTTGGAACTGTCAATAGTTTTTCTATAAACTTCTCCATCGATTGAATAAACGATTGTGTTCCAAAAAATCCAGCTTGTTCTAAATTGGCTATACATCATACGAAGCGGTTGAACGTTGTTATCGACCACGCAGAAATACGGCAATGCAAAAATAGCCTGATTTGTCAACGGGGCATCCTTCCAAAAGAAAAAGTCCACGTTTTCCACATCATCGTGTTCGCGGTAAACCGTATTGTTTAACTTCTCGGCAAGTGCATCCACCTGAAGATCTTCCAGTTCTTCCTGATACAATTTCAGCTTGTCGTAGTTAGAAACCATCGACTGCCATTTTGTCGGCATGGAATCGAATGCGGCTTGTGCATTGTTGATTGCCGTCTCGCTTTCCAGAGTGACCGGGGCTATTTGAAGGATCATCGCTTCCACCTGCTCCGGCGTTACGGCATCATTCTGGGCATCAAGAAAATCGTTTTCCGCTGGTGCGTTTTCCGACATGACAGCTTTTGCGGCTGCTACACGTTCTTCAGCCGTGGCGCTTTGCAGCAGATTATACAGGTTGATGATATCTGTCATGCCTTGTCGGCTTTCGCTATCGATGATCGTGGTCTGCGTTCTTTGCGTTCCGTTGACCTTTGCGCCATTGAAACGCAGATATGCAGTGTCGGCGCTCAGAACGCGGTTCAGGCAGTCCATATCCTCGTCGTTCCCGCCAAAGGATACATTTTCATAAAAAATCTGGTCATCTGGATAGTACTGGCGCGAAACTTTTTTAAACTTGTAGTTCGTCTGACTGGTATAATTATTGTATTCGCCAATCAGAACATCTACATCGTTCCAGTAAAAATAGCCCTCGGTATCCTGAGATGTGAAGCTCATACCAAACCGGACAGTTTCACCGTTTGAATACACATACGGCATCACGTAGCTTTTGTTATTGTCTGTTTCGTAATTTTCGTAAGCGGATTCAAAAAGCCAGATGCCATCCTCGTATGATACATCAATGTTTGCCAGTGCATCTTTGATAGCCTGCACCTTGTCGGCGCTTACGTCATTCTGCTGCGCAAGCACCGCAAAGGGAACGTCCCCGGCGGGGCTGGCGGCCAGCGCGGGCAACGCTGTACCTGCCATCAGCGCAGCCACAATTGCGCCTGCCACAACAACTTTGCATTTTTCCGCAATTTTCATTCGAAATCCCTCTTTCCTCTTGATTTTCAACGATGACAGTTGTAATATAAAATTGTCAAATACAACAAAAAGGAGTGTTTCTTATGTCTGACGCCAAATTTCTTGCTTACCTGAAAGAGCACCCCGCGCTTTGGGGCATTGTAATGGGCGTTTTGCTGGAGCATTCCGAAACCGAAGATGCTGCACAGGCGTCCTGAAACAGTTTTTTACACTAGAAAGGAGACCTTATATGTTTGGAACTACCCGCAAGAAAGATATTTGCGAGAAAGACACAAGCAAATTCTCGGAAGAATTCCCCATACTTCCTACCTGCTCGCTTACTGGGGGATTCTACAACCACAGCTTAGCGCTGGATAAAGATAAACCAATTCCTCAAGAAACGTTTGACTTTGCAAAAGAAATCATGCAAATCATGGCAGACCGGAAAATCCCATACCAGACTGCCATGTATCTGCCTGATGCTTTGCATTGCCTGTTGGAAATGTCTTTTTGCCATCGGGTCTTTACCTGCGTTGTCATGCCGTTACCGGAAGATGGAGACGAGCAGAGCGATAGCCGAGATGATCAGGGCAAGAACTGACAGTTTGTTGGCAAACCGCGTTTCCTTCAGCGAAAGCGTTGACATATTGTTTTCAAAGTTCTTTTCATTTTCTCGGCGATTGATATAGCGTAGATAAAGTTCGCCGTCTTTAGTGATTTGATACACATAGCCGCGTATTTGCATTTTGGCCGGCGAAACTTTTTGCTCGACAAGCTTTTTCTCGCACAGCGTTTTTACTCTTTCTGTCCATTCGGAGGTACAATCCACCGGTCCTTGTGCTATCACGCGCAGCGCGTTCAGATCCTCGGTGGATAGCACCAGCTGCTCAAAATCCATTGTGGTCACTCTTCCTTTGCTTTTCCGTTCTCCAGCACGGCCAGCGCGGCGGCTTTTGCGGCTGCGCGCGCTTCCGGCGTTGCATTTTTATAGGCTGCTTCTACATCAGCCTATTCCCATTTGAGCCCGTCCATCCCGGCGGGCTCTTTTTTTGTGCCCATAAGCTCTTCAACGGTAATGCCAAAGTAGTCCGCAAGCTTTTTACGGCTGGACATTCTGGGAAGAGATCCGTTTTTCCAGCAAGTTGTTGCAGAGTTAGAGAAGCCGAGCTCTTCTGCGACCACCGCTGGCGATTTTCCCTTTTTGCACATTCCGCCAAAAAAACTATTCCAAAACAAATTATTGCCTCCTTCTTTGTGCAGATTGCCAAATTATTAGATTTTATTAGATTTCTGTTGAAATCTAATAAAATCTAAGTTATAATATAAACATACCGAGTGGCTGACCAGAAGTCCCCATACTCTCCGATCGCCGCCGGTACTTCACAGGGCTGCCACGCAGCAGGGTGTCTATAGTCCAGGGGTTCTGCCCCCACACCGTCCTGTTGATCAGGTGCCTATGCGCGGGCACCGGGTGCATAAAGCAGAGGGTCGCGCGTACCTTCCGATCTGCTTTCTGCCCTAAACCCAAAAATATTGTCAAGAGTAAAAATGATAACCGCAATATCATTTTACACCATCTTGTATGGCTTGGCAATGTTTTTATAGCGATATTTTGAAATGATTTTCAACTATGGAGGTGGAAAAACTTGCCGACCATTGAATGGAAAGCCGAAGTAGCCAAGCGCAAAATGATGCTTGGCTGGGGCAACCGTGAACTGGCCTTGCACGCGGGCTTGTCGAAAGGCGTTGTGGACAAATATCTGTCCGGGCACTACCCCAATGAAACGCCCAGAGAACTGATCGAGATCGCTTTGGGAATGAGGTGACGCGGATGTTGGCTTGTCTGATGTGCTTTATGGCAGGCTGCTGCCTGATGGCGTTTTTGTTTATCTGCACCAGAAGGCCTCCCCGAAAAATGCTGGGGGTCTGGCTGGCGTATTTTGGCTTAATTATGGTGCTTTCGTGGCGCATAGGAGGTTTGATGGTATGAGAAGTTGTGCATTTATTTTGGCTGATCTGATGGTCGCCCTGGGACGCGACCCCTACCACGCAGCCTGCACCGAAATGTGGCTGATGGTAATGATCATCGCGCCGGCGCTGGTGCTTGCCCCTTACCTGCTGTGCCGCTGGGACGAGTATATGCGCGCCGAGAACGCCCGGCGGCGTGCGGCGCGGAAGCGGAGAATGGAAAGGTTTGCGAAATAAAATGTATATCATGAATCAAAAACGCGATATCATCGTGAACTTTTCTCAATGCGCGGAAATCTTTATCAGTTCAGACTTGTGCATTAAAGCCAGACCTTCCGGCATTGACAGCGTTTATTACTTGGGAAATTATCCGACCAGAACAGTAGCACAGGCGGTTTTGAACGATTTGTTTACGCACGCGCAGGCAAACAAAACTTACTACATGCCAGACGACGACCGGGCTTTGATTATTGCACGAGCGACAATTTGTGACAGTCCAGATAAATTTTCCTCGAACGGAAAGAAAACGGTTCGTCGAGGTGGCTCATGATTTTACCTATTCTGAACGAAGAGATTCATGTTGACGATGTATTTGAATGCTTGGTCGATAAATCCGTTTTAGAGGTTTGCGAGATCAAGCCAAAAGGCCGATTTTTTCGCCGAGATGGTAGTTTTTATGAGAGAAAAGAACCTCTTGTGATTTTAAAAGACCGAAAAAGCGAGAAAACATTTGAAACCAACTTGATAACCGTTCAAACACTTTTAATGCGGAGGATCTATGAATGAATGATGTTTCTTTTGCACTTCAGCGTAAGGCCAGAGAGCAGATGAAATGCATTCTGATGCAAGACATTTTGCAGGATCCGACCATCTGTAAAATTGAAGGTTTGTCGTATCTTGAGTATCTGAACGAGCTCAAGCAAATCATTGATGGCTTTTTATCAAAACAAGTTGGATGAGTGTTATGGAGGATGTTATGGGATATCCTGCTCACCGCTGCGCATTATGCGGCGCAGCGCTGCCGAAAAATGCCGGGAGCAACAGAAGATTTTGTGATGCGTGCCGCAAGCTCAAAAGAAAAGAGACTAACCGCGTTTGCAATATGCGGCGCAAGGACACTTACTGCGAAAATCCGCCCGTTGTGCGGTATTGCAGCGTTTGCGGCAAGGCGCTCCCGGCGGGGTCTTCTCCGAACCGTAGGTACTGCCTTACTTGCGGCGAGAAGGTGCATCTGGAACTAGCAAGAGAACGCGCCCGGCGGGTTCGGGCAGAAAAACCGAAGGATAAAAAGCCCGCACCGCTGCCAAAGCCTGCACCGAAGGAGAAACTTCCTCGCGGCAGGCACCGCAAGGTAGACAAGCCCTGCAAAGAGTGTGGCACGATGATGTACGGCGTGAACCCCGGCAAAATGTTTTGCGATGCCTGTAAAAAGAGCAGATACGGGAAGTCCAGCGTGGACACCGGCACGCAGACCGACATTGTAAAACCCAAAGAAAAGCCAAAAACCAACCACGATCTGATCGTGGATGATAATGCTGCTGCCGCAGCGAAGGGCATGAGTTACGGCAAGTTTAAGGAGTGGCAGCGCAGACAGAAGGAGTTGAAGGAACGTGGCGAGATCTTCTAGAAACGAAGCGTGGCACGAGAGCTACGCTGCTATATTTGGCCGATATGGCTGCATCCGGCTGACTTTGGAGCAGGTTAGCGTATGTATGGGCATCCCGGCGCGGTATGTGCGCAAGCGCTACCCGGAAGGCTGGTCTAACATGGCCGGGCAGGAAGGCTCCGGCCGCGGCAACACCATCCGGCTGGATACCCTGCTGGATCAGGAATTTGGGACTTACTGAGGAGGAAACGTTATGGAAACTGAAAAAAGCTGTGATATTTTCCGGCGTTTTGCCCCGGCGGGCAGGCTGATTGACCCGGAAAAGGCGGATCAGGCGGTGAAAGACAACGTGGATCGCGGCGCACCGACCCGCGAGACCTCCACCGCAATCCGGTATCTGATACTGGCTGCCATGAGCATTTGCAACGACAGCATAAACGCCTTTGAGCACTATCTGGACGCAAGCGAGGACTACCAGCGGGAAAACGCAGAGTACATGGCACTGGATGACCGCAGGTCTGCCGCACAGATCCAGAGAATCCTCGACGTGATATCTGAGCTGGAGGGGCTGGAAGAACATTAAGACTTTTTGGAGGTGGCGCAAAATGGCAAGCAAAAATGGAATGCGTACCCGCGAGCGGATCTGCTATCTGATCGGCAAGTATCAGTGCCGGATGGAAGATGAACGCATTTCCGACCGGGAGAAAAAGATCTACGCGGACGTTCTGGAAGATCTCCGGCATCTTCTGGAAACGGCAATGCAGGAAGGGCTTCAGAGCTAACTTTCCGGTTTTACACCAATGGCGGCAGGTGGGTAAACAAAAGCCGCTGCCAGCGCAATGCGCAGAACAAAACTATGGAGGTATGTATTATGAGCTACGAACGTAAAGGCGGGCATTTCCGCCGCCAGTACAGCGCACAGGCCAAGAAGGCCGGCGAAGCCATGATGAAGGTGATGCGGTACTTTGCAGAGCCGCTCAGCGTGCAGGACGCGCGGGATGCGTGCACCTTCTGCCGCAACATCTTGGAAAGCCAGGTGCGCGGATGCCCGTACAATGACGCAGCGCTGGAAGCGGAGGAGGGCCTGGATGCGGTTGCAAACGCTGATGAGCCCGATGCCTAAATCCCCCACCTACGAGGAGACCGCAACCGGCTACGCCATTGCCGCTATGCGCATGGCAGAGCTGCCGCCGGATACCATCCAGCAGGTGGTTGCGGAGATGCGCGTTATGATCGACAAGTATTCACTGGCAGAGGCGGCGCAGATCGCCACCTCCAGCCCCTACTGATGGAGGTGGTAAGGTTGGCAACGCCAAAAGCTTCCGGGCGCGGCAGGCCCCAGAAAAACGCTTCTGCGGCTGTTTGTGCCCCAGACGTCAAGTTCCCCGTTGAAGTGCCAAAAGCCCCGCAGACAGCCCCGCAGGCGGTCTTGGTGCTGATTAAGGCCATCAGCGAGGATGCAATCAAGCTGAAACTGCTCCCCGGCGCCAATGCCGTGCGCGATATGATGGACAAAACCTTTGGCGCTGCGGGCTGGACCATGCGGCGCTATTTTGCCGATGGGCGGCTGTGGTGTCAGGTGGGCGTATACAGCCCGCAGGAGCGGGAGTTCGTGTACAAGGACGCGGGCGGGCTTTCTCTCCCCTGCCGTGACCCGGCTCTGATGCGGGAGGTCACCAGCTTTGTGTCCGCTGCCTCCTTCTGGGGTGTCGGCAGGGACGTGATGGAGCTGGACGACATTGTGCTTAAGAGCACGCAGGTGCCCATCGTCAAGGATGACAAGGGCGTTTGCCGACTGCAAACCAGCCTGAAGGTCGATCGCTTCGCCTACGATGACGCGGGCAGCATCACCATGGTGCAGTTCGTCACCGGCGAGGGTAAGAAAATCTTATGGCCAGAGGCGTGATCGGTAAGCTGCCGGTGGTATATGACCCGGTCGCCCGGCGGGTGGTCCTGGAAAACTCTGCGGAATTTGTGGAAACACAGATCCGGCAGAAGCTGGACGAGCTGGCGCACGGCAAGCCGCTGCATCTGATTTTGTCGGTAGATCTCGAACGCAAAAGCCGTACCCTGCCCCAGAACCGCATGATGTGGGCGCTGCTTACCATCATGGCCGACCACTACAACGGCGGGCGCACCGGCGGTGTGACCCCGGAGGATTGCTACACCGAAATGCTGGAGCAGTACGGTGCGGCGTTCGACTATCTGGAAGTGCCGGTGGGTGCTGTGCCCATCTTGCGCAAGTCTTACCGGCTGGTGCACGTTGTGGAGCTGCTGGACAACAACCGCTGCACCGTCAAGTGCAGCCAAGGCTCCAGCACGTTCAACACACAGCAGATGGGGCAGCTGATCGACGGAATATTTGACCGGCTGGCGGAAATGGGCGTCAACGACCCCAATGTTACCGCCTACTGGCAAGAGTGGCAGGAGGTGCCGAAAAAATGATTGACCGAACATCTTACGAATACAAGCTGCTTGTGCGGTTGTACCAGCTTTTAGAACGCGGAAGGCGCTTGAAAGACAAGGAGTTTATTTTGACTGTTTGGCCAAAACTTATGTCTGCCACACAATTGTACATTCAGTACGCAAAGGACGCATTTACTTTTTCGGGGATGTCAGAATGCGTTTCTTTCAGAAATCGTAATTTTGGTCTGCCACTACGGTTTACTAATGAAACAATTTTTGATATGTGCATGTTGGACGAGGAGGAGTGATTGTATGACACAGAAACGGTTTAAAAAATTGCTGATGGCTCGCGGCGTCAGTGCAATCTACGCACGCGGCCTTGTGGAGTACATGAAGGAGCTTCGGCAGACCATTGAACAGGGTGAGGACCTTGTGCTGCTTGCGGATGCCGTCACCTGCGAGTTTAAGCCGGCTAGGATCTACCCCTACGCAGAGACCTACAAGCGGATCTTGGAAGGGCGTGATTTCCTTGTCTGAATCTATTATGCAGTCCCGGCGGGAGTGTTACGTTTGTCGGATGAAGTACGGCGTTGTGACCGTTAAGGACTTGGAGGAGCACCATGTGCTCAACGGGCCGCTGCGGCCGGTGGCTGAGCAGTACGGCTTGAAGGTCTATCTCTGCCACCGGCACCACAACGAGCCGGGCTACAGCGCCCACTTTGACCATAAGCTGCGCCTGTATCTGAAAAAGCAGGCACAGCGCAGCTTTGAGGATGTGTATGGTCATCGCCAGTGGATGGCGGTGGTCGGAAAGGATTATTTGAGATGCTCAACGTTGTAGCGATCATGGGCAGACTTGTCGCAGACCCAGAGCTGCGCACCACACCGGCGGGGCATAGTGTGTGCAGTTTCCGCATAGCGTGCGACCGCAGCTATGTGCAGCAGGGCCAGGAACGGCAGGCAGATTTTATTGATATTGTGGCATGGCGGCAGCAGGCTGATTTTGTGTCCAAGTACTTCCGGAAAGGCAGCATGATCGCCGTTGAGGGCAGCTTGCAGACCCGGCAGTATCAGGACAAGAACGGCAGCAACCGCACCGCTGTGGAGGTCGTGGCAAACAATATCAGCTTTGCAGGTACAAAGCGTCAGGACAGTCAGAGCGTGCCCTCCTACGAGCAGCAGACTGCAAGCTATGTGCAGCAGGCAAAAGCCGCACAGAACGCCTCACAACCCGCCTACACGCAGGGCAGCATGGATGATTTTGCCGTGATAAACGATGACGACGATCTGCCGTTTTAGGGAGGGTAAGGAATGAGCAAAATAAAACCGAAACAGGACAGTTATGTTGTCCTGCAGCGCTGGATGCGTACAGAGCTTGGCTTGAAGGGCAACGAACTGACGGTGTATGCCATCATTTACGGCTTCTCACAGGACGGCGAGAGTGTCTACAAGGGCGGGTACGGCTACCTTGCAGACTGGATAGGTCTGAGTGAAAACGGTGCCCGGAACATCGTCAAGAAGCTTGTGGCACGCGGACTGCTGAAGGAGCTTAAAACCATGGTGGGCGGCATCCTCGTGAACCAGTACGTTGCAGTCCGAAATCCAACCCCGGAAACGGTGCCGGAGGATGGCGCAGACCCCTACAAAAATTGTACCCCTACAAAAAATGTACCCCTACAAAAAGTGTATCCAGACCCCTACAAAAAGTGTATCCAGACCCCTACAAAAAGTGTAGACAGGAAATATATAGGGAAACCTATAGGGAAACCTATCTATCCGCGCGAGGAGCGCGGAACGGATACGATGGATGGATTGGATACCGCACGAGAGGATGTCTTGGAACGATTCCGGGAGCAGCTGGAACTGGACACGCTGGAGCGCCGGTACGAGCCTGAGAAATTGGAGGAACTGCTGGACAACATTGCGGACATGTACTGCTGCCCCAGCATGATTCAGACCATCGGGCAGTATCCGCAGACCACGCAGTCCATCCGAAAGCGGCTGGACAAACTTACCAGCCAGCACATCGAGTACGTTCTGGATGCCCTGCTCAACAGCACAAAGCCTGTCCACAACATCAGGGGCTACATACGGGCGGTGCTGCTGAACGCTCCTACTACCATGGAGCATTACTATCAGGCAAAGGGCAACAGCATCGCAGCCGGCGGAGGAGGTAGGTGCTGATGCAGGAGATCTGGAACGAGGAGCTATACCCTCTCCCGAAGAGCAGCCCTTGCCGCAGCTGCCCCTGTAAGGCGTGCTCGCAGAATTATTACAAGAAATGCACAACATGGCTTGCGTGGTTTGCAAAAAGCTGGAACAGCATCCAGCAGCAGGCCGCAAAAGCCGCAAGAATTTGAGAATGGGGATATCGTCATGAGAACAATGGCAAAAATCGCGATCATCAACCTGAAAGGCGGCGTGGGAAAATCCGTCACCGCCTGCAACCTCGCCTGCCTGCTGGCAGAGATCTGGTCCCGGCGGGTGCTGGTGATGGATCTGGACAAGCAGGGCAACACCACCAAGTTTTTCAACCGCTTTGCCTACGGACGCAAGACCATGGGCGATGTGCTCACCCTGACCGCTACTATGCAGGATGTGATCATGCAGACGGATTTTGAGCACGTAGATCTGGCACCCAGCAACATGGAGATGCTGCTGGCCAACAAGAACGTGATGCTGGATGTGCTGCGGCCGCAGTGGGACAGGCTGCGCAAGGCACTGGACACCATCCACAACGACTACGATTACTGCATTATCGATTGCCCGCCTGACATCGACATGGCCACCGTCAATGCGCTGGCTGCCGCCGACTGGGTGATCATCCCGGTGGATTGCGACGAGTGGGCGATGGACGGCATGAGCGAGATCCGCGAGCAGGTGGATGCCATCCGGGATGCCTACAACCCGCAGCTGGAAGTGATGGGCGTGCTGGCAACCAAGTACACCCGTGGCAGGTACAGTGTGGACACCATCAACGAAATCGCCAACATGGACCTGCCCGCCTTCCGCAACCCGGATAACAGCATTTTGCGCATCGATTACAGCGTGAAAGTCAAGGAAGCCAAGGCACGGCACTTGCCGGTGCACAAGGTCTGCCGGAACATCAAGACAAGCGCCCAGTATAAGGCGTTGGCGCAACTGGTGAAAAAATGCGTGGAGGGCGAGTAATATGCACTTGATTGACGCAGAAAAAGTTGCAGACGCTTGGAAAAGCGCCGGTCGGAAACAGAAAGATAAAGCAGAAAAGCTTATGATGTCCGGCAATGCAGAAGATTTTATAAAGGGCGCAATCGAAGAAGCGTGTGCCGAAATGATGATAGGCCTTGCAGATTCGTTGATGAAAGAAGTACCGGAAATCACAAATTGTAAGTTTCACGAGATAGGCGAAAAAGCCCCAATGGACAAAGATTTGCTTTTGTTCGATGGCGTAAACTATGCAGTTGGGACAGCTATGCATTCAGGCGAGATGTTCGAAAAGTATGGAGACGATCTCGGATTTGATGAAGATAGTGTAAAAAAATGGCTAGTCATCAGTGAATTGGAGGAACTGAAATGAGCACAGGATTGTTGAACAGCCTGATGAACGCCCAGAGCCAGACGGCCACCCCGGCGGGGCAGCAGATGCAGGTGGTGATGATTCCGAGCCGGAATATCATCCCGAACCCGGACAATGACGAGATCTACACCATCGGCAACATGGATGGTCTGAAGGACGACATCCGACAGCACGGCCTCCGGCAGCCGCTGGAGGTCATCCCGGTAGAGGGCGAGCCGGATCGCTATATGCTGATCAGCGGGCACCGGCGCTGGGCTGCGTGCGGAATCTTGTCGGCGTGTGGCGAATCCCGGTTTGACGCTCTTCCCTGCCTGATCCGGGAAAGCCACGGCAAACTTGATGACCGCATTGCGCTCATCACGGCGAATGCCACCGCCCGTGACCTGACCGATGGTGAGCGTCTGGCGCAGTATGAGGCGCTGAAGGATGCGCTGACCAAGAAAAAAGCAGCCGGAAAGCTGGAAGGCAAGGTGCGTGACGAGGTTTGCCGCATTCTGGGCTTATCTACCGGTGCTGCCGCCCGCTTGAACGTGATTGCATCCTGTGAGAATGAGCTCATCAAAGAGCGCTTGAAGGCCGGAGAGATCGGCTTGATGGAAGCGTACCGCAGCGCACAGGATTATGCGCGTTTTATGGGTGCTGCACCGGAAGAACCGGAGCAGAAAGAAGAACCTGCGGAAACGGAACCGGTGAACCCGGATCATGCTGAACAGAAATCGCCATTGGATGCCATTGCAATGGTGGAAAAGGCTCACGAGGAGCAAAGGAAAGTCCAGACTGATGCACCGCAACCTGTTGTAAGCAAAAAAACTCCGCTCCCATCCGTGTATAGCGGACAAAAATGCGATTATTCTGCATCGCACCGGTGCGAAAATGAAGCCGGTCTGAAGCATTTTATCAAGCATGGTGAAATCCACGGCTGTGCAGGGTGCTGCCGCGAATGCAAGAACAAAGATACCTGCGAATACAGTTGTGTGTATGCTTCCAAGGGCAAAGAAACGCAGGAGCAGCCGAAAGAGCAGCCCCATGGCCGGGACACGCTGCACAAGCTGGCAGAGAAAACGCTGGGTGCAAAGGCTGCGTGGGAACTGGCGTGGGAAGATGCGCGTTTCCGGCTTGCGTATTACAAGCAGCCTCTGCCCGGCGGGGCAAAGTTGTGGAAGCGGATAGACACCACCAGAGAGGATGCCGGACAGATCTGTGATGACTACGCCATCATTCTGCAGGATAACAGCTTTTTTACCTGCGGCTGGATAGGTTTCCACTCCGGCATTACGGATATTCTGACAGATTACTTTGATCTAAAATAAATTTTGGGAGGTTGCCGGATGAAGCCACATGAATTTCGCCGTCTGTATGCGATACCCTACGACATTGCCAAACGTCGGCAGCGCATCGAGCGGCTGAAGATCCTGCAGGCAGATGGTCCACAGGCTGCCTCGGATGTGGTAAAAGCTTCTCACGGCGAGGGCAACAGCTGCGTTCTCGGTCATGTGACAGTGACCGGGACCGCAGATTCCTCCTACAACCAGCGCGCTGCGGAGATCCGGCGGCTGAAAGACATCAACCGTATGCAGAACAAGCTGTACAACATCGGCGTGCACATGGTGGAGGACTGCGATGATCCAGAGCTTCGGGCAATGCTCTCGGCGATCTGCGTAGAGGGCAAAAAGCCGCAGGACGTTGCTGTGGAGCTTACCGAGCGGGGCTTTGATGTGGATGCGGAATCCATTCGCCGGAGGGTTTACCGGTGGATCCAGAAGAATGTGGGGTGATCTTGTGGGCAGCAGCCTGCTAACAGATGAAGGATTTAAAAGACTTGCAAGCGATCTCGAATCCGGGTTGATTACTTTTGAGCAAGCCCGTGCAGCTGGGTTGGAAGCTGAAATAGGGCGTTACCTAGACGCTGCCAGATATGCAAACTATGCGACTTTTTCGCAAAATTGTTCTGGACAAAAGAACGCTGAAGTGTTTAGCCAGTTGCACTACGAGATGGGCAAAAGCGATTTCAACGCATGTGATGGATGCTCGGAACTCACTTCGCTTTATGCGAATGACACGATAGTTGAACAAATATGCGAAGACCATACATGCCCTATCTGGATTGAAAATCACCCAGAATGTAAAAACCGAAGAGTTAAAACCATCACGATTGAAGAACTGAAAAAGAAAAAGCGCTTGAAAATCCATGTGCAGGGTGCAAATTCAGGAAATACCATGATTGGTTAGAACCGACGTGGACTGGTTTTTCTCAGCATTACTACGATTGCGAAAAACCGGGTTGCCCGATGTGGAGCAGTCTGTGGTGGAGAAAGAACGACGATGGGACAACCCTTATGGATCAGCAGCCGATAAGGCTGACAAGAAAATTTCAGCACGCAGTATATGGAATCGTTCGATTTCTTAATGAAATTGTTGAGTTTCTGTTGAATTGATGGATGGAAGGTAATTTTATGAATTGTAGTTCTTGCAGGGCACGTTATCTGTGCTCTTTGCGGACTGAGCCAAACTCTCTTGCGTGTATATTAACGCTGACCACTTACGGACAGAGAGAAGAAAGCCCGTACCAAACACCCGGAACGCCGAAGTTTTGCCCGATTTGCGGGAAACCGTTGCGGGTTATCGGCACCGAACGATTTTGCAACAATGTCCAGTGCGTAAACAGATACATTCCGATGGAGGGGGGACACAATAGACCATGGGAGAAAGAAGATTGATCGATGCCAATGCAGCCATTGAGAATGCAGACAAGCGTTATAGCGAATGGAACCTTGCCATGGCTGCGGCAGAAGGGAACCGGCAGATCAGTATGGTTTACAAAAAGCAGGAGCTTTTCAAAGCCGTGAGGAAAGTTATTGAAAGCTGCCCTCCCATTGACCCGGAAAGCCTGCGGCCTGTGTCTGAGTGGGAACTGAACCCGGACAGATGGACGTGTGAATGGTTTCGCTGCAAAACGTGTCACCACCTTTCCTGCTGCGCAGATCCGTTTTGTGGTGGGTGTGGAGCTAAAATGAAAAACGCTGGTGCTTCCACGGATGATCTCAACGAGCCGAAAGAAGAAACTTTTGACATGGGGTGAACTTATGCTTTTGTTTTACTGGCTGGCAGCCACTGTTCTTATGGCTTGCCTGAGCATTCCGGCGTGTATGCTTTCCGTGCGGTGGGCATGGAAAAGCGGGTGGACAGTGCGGAAGATACTCATGGTATTCACTCCCGCATCTGTCGTACTGGGCGGCGTTCTTGGATATACGATGGCGTGTCTTGCGCTCAAAATAGCCGGTTTTTGCTGATTGACACAAAATTCACATTGTACCACTTCTCTGCGTAGCTACGCAAAAGCCGTGTCACAAAATGGTCGGAATGTCACAAAAAGGTCGAAATGTCCGGAATGTCACATTTTGATGTGCTAAAATTATAATGCAGACATTGATGGAAACGTGAATGATCTGCATCCTCATGACGAGACCCGGCGGGAAGCATAGCACAGTCTTTCGGAATCTTCCTGTGCTCAATGGATCACCGCACCGTCCGCTTCAAGATCCAGCGGTGCACACAAAACAAATTCAAACCCGGCGGGAAGCATAGCACAGTCTTTCGGAATCTTCCTGTGCTCAATGGATCACCGCACCGTCCGCTTCAAGATCCAGCGGTGCACACAAAACAAATTCAAACCCGGCGGGAAGCATAGCACAGTCTTT